TTCTTGCACTCCGTTGACATACATCCCGTTGGTGGTGGCCGAAGGGGTATCTTCGGTGTCAGAGTCGTATTTTATAACAACATGATACCAGGCGTGAGGGTCACGAAAGACCCTGTTGGTTTCAAGGCGCAGACTAAAGGCAGATGAGGTATAATCTTCAAATTTTAGACGATCATTAGATTCAAAGACCAGTGCAGAATAGTTAGTTGCCCAGCTACCCGCCGACCAGATGACTTGTTGCCGACCCAGGTCTCCGCGCTTGAACCACACGGAGACTGTCCATTTCTTGGTATTTCCTGCCGATGGGGTAAATGTGGTGTACGCAGAATTATCACTGTTGAACCGACAGGAGTAAGAGACTTCATAGCCAGCTACAGAACTTACTGTACCCCCACCAAAACCTATATATTGACCATAAAGATTACATAGTCTTTGTTTTTCAGATAATATTGAATCTAATGTTTCCATTAACTATCATTCGCTTTATCAGTGGTAAATAGAATACGAACTCCTACTAAACGTGCATCTCCAGACATATCGTCGTTAGTATCACTTACATCTCTAAAAATTTGACAGAATAACAAATCATCTGCTGCACCACTACAAGCAATATCTCCACTTTCAGGACTTATAAGAAGTTCTGTAGCTGAACCTTGTGAATTATCGTCTACTACAACTGCAGTTCCGTACGCTACGTTTATATCTTCATTGTCATTAAGTGCTTTAACTTGTAATGCCCAAGAAACTCCTGTAGTTGCTGCAATACCCACCCAATATGCTTTAAATGTAACATTACCGCCATCCCATTGCTTTGGCATACATATACTGAATTGTGCGTGTTCATCGCTATCTTTATCAAAATCAAGAACACGAAGATCTGGACCGCTATTTCCTCCAGAATCTACTGTCGTTATGTCTGCACATGGAGTAGCAGAAGTGGGAGTCATTGCTACAGCGGGAACCCATATGGATTCTTTACCCACAGTTTTTACAGAGTTACCCTTGGAAGTTATGTTTCCTACAAATGCCATAGTAGAACTGGCAACGGTTGCATTCGGAGTAACTGTTAAGTGTGTAACATGCGTTCCAGCACTGGCAATATCATTAGCAAGTGTTATCGTACCGCCATCTGCAACATTAAGTTTCCACTCATCACCAGCATCATCACCTTCATCCGCCATTAAGGTTATGCTAAGAGCCGCTCCTTCTGTGGCAGCTATCTTAAGAGTATCTGTTGTCGTTTCATCGTAACCTATAAGAACATTTTGATCACTGCCAAATTGTATAAATTTATCATCTGCTATGTAAACATCTCCCCATTCTGCAGATGTAGATCCTATATCCGCACCACCAGAAGCATCAGGAAGAAGAGAAGTACTAGCTGTTACGGTCGTACCACTTACAGTCCCACCCTCAAAATTTGCAGATATAGTTCCAGCCGATCCACTTACAACCTCACTGGATATGGTCGCATCGTGGATAAAGATTAGCTTATAAGAATCACTGTCATCTATACCCAGGAAAGCACTCTTAGCAGCGGAACCAGTATGATACTGCATGGCAATACCGACATCTTTATTTGTATCCGATCCGAGTGCGCCACCATCTGAAGCTGTTTGTAAAGTCAAAATTGGATCAACTACATTCATGGTAGCAGTATCTAATGTTGTCGTAGTACCGTTAACAGTAAGATTACCTGTTATAGATAAATCTCCTGCACCCGTAAGCTGCATCTTGGAAGAGGGTACATCTGTTCCACTTGCCTTTGTCTTAAAGTCTATCTTGGACGTACCCGTACCATCGCCACCACCAGAAGATAATGTAAGATCACCACCATTAATATTATTTCCGTTAGTAGAGGTAGCACCTGCCGCAATAGTAAGTCCTCGCCCAGCGGTAGTACTGGTAGTAGCAGCTACACCAATCTCCCACGCAGACCCATTAGCGAACTTAACACCACCATCATCAATATCGAGAATATCAGTACCGTCTACGTCAAAGCGTATGAAACCTGCATCTGCTCCACCATCTGCAGTGGCAGTAGAGATCTCTAAGTAATTAAGTGTCTGTGCGCCACTATCGTATACAGCCTGTATCTTGCCACTTTCAGCGGAAGTAGCACCTATAGTGAAAGAGGGATTACCATCGTTTACTGCCTCTAAGATTGCTAAGTCAGAACCATCATATGTAAATGTCGCTTCACCAGCAAGAGCGTTAGCTCCTGTAACCGTTGCAATTGTATTATTTGTAGATCCGCTTAATGAAACAAGCCCTGTTAAACCATCCAGCAGGTTCAATTCCGTTGCTGTCGATGTTACAAGCGTACCTCCTAATTTTAAGCCCCCTGCCGAACCATCGTGTGTACTTATATCAACTGTAATGTTACCGTCAGATCCCAAACCAGCAAGTGCCATACCTTTTGTAAGAGTACCATCGTATTCTGCAACATAAAAGTCCATGCCGCCTTGTTCACCACCCGCCGTTACATCAGTAATAGTAGATTGTATTCGTGCGTATGTGGTTACAGCATTACCAGCATCCTCACTTACAAAGTCGATATTGCCTATAATGTCGCTGGTGGCAGGACTAGAACCATTTTTATTAAATTTAAGTGTTCCACCATTGGCGTCTGCATTTGTGTTCAGAATACTTACAATAGGTTTAGAAGATGTGGAACTTTCTATGCTCATATCAGATCCCGTTAAGACAAGATCATCATCACCACTTTCATCGTATTTTATTGTCCAATCGGAATCTGAACCGAAGATTAGTGTTTCATTGTCAATGACCATAAGATCATCACCAAATTTAAAATAATCTTCGTCTTCCATCCAAGTGATAAGACCATCGTTTGTCTCACCATCAAAAGTTACAGCAACGTCTGTACCTGCTGTTCCAGCGCCTATTGTTATAGTGTTGCTGCCCTTTAGGTTGGATAGTCCTCCACCATTTCCCGACGAACCATCGTGAACATGCCCACTTGTACCAAAGGCTGTGATAATTGCATCTAATTCATCATTAGTATCTGCAGCAGTTATCGTATCACCCGTAGTGTATGAGCTTTGTCTTGTTGAATATCCTGCCATCTTACATTCTCGCTCCTGGGGTAAATTCTAATTCAAATCCTTTTAATGTGATTGGTGGATTAGAGGAAGTATCTTCAACTCTGATCACCACCGTAAAACCACTTCCTTCTACACTTTGACGTACAATGGGAATGCCCCTTGCGTCATATACAGAAGTCCCGTACGTACCCGTTCCGTACACCGCCGCTGTACTTTGTGTTGTCAGCGAGTATGCCGAAGGTTGAGGAACGCTGCTGTCTTCAAAATCGTACTTTACAAAAAAAGAAGCACTTACATCTCCTTCAGTATCAAAGTTAAGATTGATACGTTGCATATTCTTTCGTATACCAGCGTCTCCCATTGTAAGATCTGGAGAGCGATATATAGCATTTATATTTGTACCAGCAAAGGTATTGCCTGTTTCTTGCTTGTATACATACCCATCGTAACCACCGTGTACAATTGTTTCTGTTGTTCCAACAAAGTCCGAATCACAAGAAGCAACCTTTATGCCTTTTAGATCAGAAAATTCCCAACCAATCTGTCCTTCAGGATTCGCCTTTATAACACCAATTATTCCCTTTGCCCCGCCTTCAACACCGCCTATTGTCGGATAGAAAAGCCGATATTGACTTTTTTGTCTTATTATAACAGAAGCTATATTATCAAAACCAATACCGTTAATCCGCTCTTGGATTTGCTTTGAAACTGTTCCAAGTTCTACGTCACCAATACGTGCAGTACCTGCTATTGTTCGCAAACCATCTGGTGCTAAAAATATAAGATCACCCCCGATTTCCTGTACACTGTTTCCATCGCTACACCCTATATTTCTAGATACAGGAGCGATAGCGAAATCGGAACTTGAGCTTCCTGTTAATTTGTATATACGATCCTTTCCGAATATAATAATTGCTTCACGAAATGATTTAAGAGCTACAACTTCTGTATCTACCTTGATGCTTCCTGATCCAGAACCAGTGTAGCTTGTTTCATCAAATGGTACTGTGTACTGTATCTGTTGTTTTGCAGCCGATGCTCCAGCATAGAACATGTGGTTCTTAAAAGATGTAACACTCGTTGCATTGGCTGGAGCGCCTGAAGCATTTAGTAGTGTAACGGACCCTGATCCTGTCCACCTAGTGGGTACGTTTGCGCCGTCTACCCACACAATAGAATCTGTTCCGCCGTAATTATACTTTTCGAATCTAGGGCGCGAAGGAGCATTTGATTGTGTTGCAACGGAAGACCAGGAACTACCAGTACTGAATTCAACTGCCGTACCAGCAATTGCTACAACCCCACTGTTGAATACTGCAACTCCTGTTACTTTAGCTGAACCGTTAACCTGGGAACTGGAATATTTTGCCGTACCATCAAGCCTACGATATCCTCCTTTAACAGAAGGTTCAAAGTTCTGTAGAATAGAAGCTGCACCTACGGGCATTGTGTAAACATCACGGTCTAAGACAAGACCGCCAGAAGTTGTTACAACGTACGGTGAGATATACTCTGGTGCTGTTACTTCTGCCATGTTAGTCCTTGTACTTTGCTACCCTGCCGCCATACGCATATTTCTTTTTGGAACCTTTCCCGCCGCCAGTTTCACGGATCTTATCACTTCTTGGGGTCGTAGGCCGTCTAACAGATTTAGGAGGACTAATATGCTTTTTACGTTTACCCGTTTCTATTTTTTCTGAAGCACCTCTACCCATTTTTTTAAAACCTTTTACAACTTTTTCTGTTATAGGCCCCTTTTCAAGCAACCCCAAAGTTGCACCTGCTACGATCTCTTCTACTGGAGATCTTAGTGCTGGATTCAGGAACATAACAGGTGTTTTCGGCTGTGAAACTATAGGCCTTCGTTCCTGCATTGATTTTGTAGCTCTTTTAGAAATATTTCCGATGCGTTCTACAATATCTGACCTTGTAAGTGGTTTTGCTTTTTTTATTTGAGCATCAGTAGGCTTTTTAATCTTTTTTGCCTTGCCTAGCTTTAGTGCATTTCGTACTAATTTTTGTGTCGCTGGATTCTTGGCTACTTTATAAATCGCCCCTCCTAGCATTATTAAAGGTGGTATTATTGGTGCTGGCATAATTGTCTCCTATGTATTAGCCTTTATGAATCTTCCTGGAGTTCTCAAACCTCTCGGATACATATAATTCTTTCGATTGAGGAGTTCAACTCGCATCCTCTTTATGCCTTCCATGAAATCTTTCTCGGATAGTTGTGTTCCCGCAACATTTGCTCTCATCAT